ACTTCGTAATCGTTTCTCCTGAAGTTGCTAACATTCTTGAATTCACTAGCGGATTCCGTGCAAACGTAACTGCTGATGCTGACAAGGGTGATATCGGTGCTGTTAAGGTTGGATCTCTCAGCCGTAAGTTCGACGTTATCGTTGATCCTTACTTCCCACGTAATGTGATCCTTGTAGGGCGTAAAGGGAACTCTTTCCTTGAGTCTGGATATGTTTATGCACCTTATGTGCCACTCCAAACTACTCCTACAATCTTTGGCCCAGAGGATTTCGTACCTCGTAAGGGTGTCATGACTCGCTATGCGAAGAAAATGGTACGCCCTGACATGTACGGTCTTGTAATCTGTCGTGGCCTTCTCGGAGAGTCCGGAGCTTAATCTATAACCTAGATTAGCTTATAAGAGCCCCCTTCCTTTTGGTTGGGGGTTTTCTTTTTTTAAACTAATTACATTATTCATTTAAGGAGAATTTTATGAAACCTAAATACAAAAGATACTTCCAGCAAAAACTTGCTGAAGAGGCAGCAGAAAAGGCTGCTAAAGAACTAGAAGCAAAGCGTCTTGCTGAAGAAGCAGCTAAAAAAGCTGCTGCTGAAAAGAAAGCAAAAGAAGAAGCGGAAAAGGCTGCTAAGCTAGCTGCTGAGAAAGAAGCAAAGAAAAAAGCTGCTGCTAAACGTAAAGCAAAGAAGGAAGAGACCACTGAGGACTAATTAATATGACTCGGAGGATCATTAATGTCATTACCTGAATTAACACCAACTTCTCAAACATCAGCTATTATATTGCCAGCAACCGGCAGCGAATCAAATGTCGCTGCTGCTTTGCCTTTGGGAGTTTATGCTGGTTCATCAGAATTTTTATCTGGTGCTGCTGCTCAAGTTGCTTTCACTTATAAGCGATTGGGTGGAGATGTTTTAGATATTGAATTAACAGAAGAAAATGTATATGCCAATTTTGAAGATGCTGTTCTAGAATACTCTTATCTCGTAAACATTCATCAATCAAAGAACATTATCGGGTCTGCTCTCGGTGGAACTACAGGTTCATTTGCACACACAGGACAACTACAGGAAGGCGATTCATTAGAAGGTGAAAACATTGCTTTAAGTTATCCACGCTTCTCATTTGAAACAGCATTTCGTATCGGTGATACTTTTGCAACAGAAGCTGGCATTGGTGGTAGACAAGAAATATATTCTGCTTCTTTTAACACAGTTGCAAATCAGCAAGATTATGATCTTCAAGCAATCTTAGAAGCATCCACGGAATATTCTGGTACCGTTGGAACCAAAAGAGTAAAAATTCGTGAAATGTTTTATATAACTCCTCGTCAGATGTGGAGATTTTATGGCTACTATGGTGGTCTTAATGTTGTTGGTGATTATCACACTTATGGTCAGTATGCAGACGATTCGTCATTTCAGGTAATTCCGGCTTGGCAAAACAAATTACAAGCAATAGCCTATGAGGACCACCTTTATACTCGTACATCGCATTATAGCTACGAAATTATTAACAATAAGCTAAGAATTTACCCAAACCCAGACAGTGTCTCACCAGAAAAATTCTGGTTTAGATTTACAGTTGATAATCAAGATATTTGGCAAGATGATAATGATGGTGGTCAAAAAGGGATTAACAACATGAACACTCTTCCATTTGAGAATATTCCTTATGAGAATATCAACTCAATCGGTCACCAGTGGATCAGAAGATTTGCTCTCGCATTATCAAAGGAAACCCTTGGCCAGATACGTGGAAAGTTTGGTGGAAACGTGCCGATTCCTGGGGAAAATGTGAGCTTAAACGCATCTGATTTATTAAGTCAAGCCAAGGAGGAGCAACAAGCCCTCCGAGACGAATTAAAGACAATTCTTGATGAAATGACGTATCCTAAACTTATTGCCCAAGATAAGGAAATGACGGATAATGCAAAAGGTATTATGGAAGAAGTACCAGTTGGAATTTTTGTAGGATAAGAAATGAAATTATTATTAGAAAATTGGAATAAATTTTTAAAAGAACAAGAAGTCAATGAAGCAATACAAAAAGAGATTGACTATCTAGATGAAGCCTTGCAGATTCCTGTAAGTGAATTACCTTTTAGTAATATCTTTGGTAATTCATATAGAATTATTGAGCCAGTTAATTCAGTAAAACAAGAAACACCATTAGCAAAAGTTATATTTGCTCTCAATAAGTTTGGATGGGAAGTTGACCCAGCATCTGACTTAGAATACCATGATGAAACAAAAGGCCCATTGGCTGGTAAAGTTAAGGGCGGAAAAATTCTTTGTAGAAAAACGAAGATTACACATTATATTGATGGTAAAGGAAAACAAGGTGTTTCTAGAAAAACAATGACTCTTAACTTACCAAAGTTAATGGGTGCAATCATAAAATTTATTGAAGAGACCAGACCAAAATTATTAAAAGAAGTAGGAGCCATCGCGATGCAAGGTGCTCAAAGATACACGGATACGTCTAAAGAACTACCAGAAGATGCTAAATACATCGTTCCTGCTGGTGTTTTTGATAGTATTCCATATACAGCAAATGAGTACAGAAAAATTATGTCTTTTTATGATGCTCAAATGTATTGGATTAACTCCAAACGTTCTTCTGGGAAGACAAAACTTTATTTTAATGCTATTGGTGTTGATTATGAAAATTTTAAAGAGTTCTCAAAGTATGCTATTGAACGATTTGATGATCTTGTTCGAAACATGGATCAATACCTTGAAAGAAACTACATCATTTATTCTCGCCACCCCGTTGACGTTTTTAGAATGTCGGATCATAGAAAGATTACTTCTTGCCATGCTCTTCCAAGTAGGAAAGGGCAAAAAGATCTTGATCAGTATAATAAATGTGCTCTCTCCGAAGTATATGGTAATGGAATGATTGCTTATGTTGTTCCTGTCAAAAACTTCAAGATGTTTCCTCCAACTCAAGAGTCATTGGATAAATTTGGAAACCAAGAAATATTCCTTGATGAGATGCGACGAGATGAGACATCTGATTTGATAGAGCCTACTTCTAGAATTAGAATAAAAAATGTTGCTTTTCATAAAGACGAAAGATCAGAACCAGTCAGATTGGCTGTATCTCAAGGAAAAATTTACGGCCCAAGAGTACCTGGTTTCTTGAATGCTGTCAATAAAAAATTAGCAAAGACACAAGAAAAAGAAGTTAAAGAAATTATCAAACAAGGAACCGAAGCTTCTGGTAAACAAGAAATTGACTTATCAAAATTCACAAGATATGGGGGAAGTTACCAAGACACTGGACATGAAGTCGCTAAAACCTTACCTATGTTGTTCCGTAAATTTGATAGAGATCTTGTTCTTAGAGGAGACGAAGTTAGTTACAATCAAGATATTGAAGATTCTATTGTAATGCGCATAGGAAGAAGAACTCTAACGCCAGATGAACTTATGTATAGAGTAGAACAAATTCTTGAACCTTATAATGATTATCACCCTCATCTTGATTTCAGAGCAAGACCTCGCCAATTGTATGAAGGGGGACACTCTTATGCTTGGACTTTAAGCGTCAGTTTTTCGTTTGAAACCCCAGGAGGAGCACAAAGAGGAAAAGTTAAAAAAATTGTTGAAGACCTTGCTGATTATGATTTTCCCGCACATTTTGGTCTTCCAGTACCAGATAATTATTTTTTCATGGGAAGGGATGTTTCTGAAAATTGGGGTGTTGAAATTATTTATGCTGGTCGTGATCTAGGGACAGACAGAGGAGATTTTCAAGTACTGCGAAGACAATTACCTGAAATTGTTAATAGGATGAGTGTATTTAAGCAAGATCATGAAGATGGTGTAATAAAAATGATACTTGATGAATTAAAATCATCCGGTGTGATTAATTCACAAAGATATTTAATTAAAAACCTACTTGAAAAATACAATCTTCCGGAAGAGTCGTGGTGGCCAGAAGTTGAGAGACATGGTGATCGTTCTTTTAGTGGTGCCATATCCAGTATATCATTTGAAGAAAAAGGTAAAATTTTTATTTCTGATATTTTACAAAGTGTTCCGCCGGAGCAAAAAGAAGAAGCACTTACCTATATGGCTGTAGTGTTAAACGGAATAGCAAAGAATGACGATTTGTCCACTAGTCTTGCTTTAAATAAAAATACAGCAGGTCTAGAAAATGAACCAACCATCCTTATTCATTTTGATAATTTATTAGAAGATCTTAAACCAGAAGATTTGGCGGATGTTGATCAGTTAGAATTTACAGCAAGTGTCGGTATGTATAATGACTATTCCAAAGAAGTGTTGGAAAAAACTGCTAAATTTTTGCAGAATTATGCTAATATAAATGGAATATCTGATAGAATAGAGGATAGATTGATAAATTATATTGATGGTAGGCTCAGTGGCAAGAGAAATATAACAGAAAACAAAAAGAGGTTGAGAATCCGTGTCAGAAGATAATAAGTGGAATAAACCAAGTGCTCCCCCTCCCCCAATGTTCTTTGGCAAGAAGGAACGTGACCTTGTTAAACAAGTAAATGATGAAATTATTGAGAGAGTTGTAGGGCAACAGGTGCTTTATTTTCCAATTGACCTTGAAGCCACTGCTTATCATCCATTATATGGTGAGGCTATTGAAAAAACATTTCTTCCTCCCGTTGCAGTTCACGCTCTCGTTGAATTTCAGGGAATTGAGACTGCTCATTTGGAAAATATTGCTCTAGATAAATCTACAAAAATAAAAATTAATTTTCATAGAAGAAGATTGACTGAAGATCAAAATCTTTTTGTTAGAGAAGGAGATTTTGTAAAATATGGTGAAGTTTTTTATGAAATTGTTAAACTTATTGAACCAAGACTTTTATTTGGACAAGTAAAGCACCAATTTGAAATTCAAGCAGAATGCATAAGAGCAAGAGATGGAGTATTCAATGGAAGATAAAGTTATAACACTAGAGCCGTCTACAATTGAAACAATAGACCTTGGAATATACAATTATATTAATGAAAAATATAATTTACATACAACAACAAATGAAGGAATGAAAAAAGTCCCCGTCATTTGGACTGGTACTGATAGAGTATTTCAAATTAAAAACAATAAAGATATAAGAGATTCTGTTGGTAAAATTAAATTACCCTTAATAACATTAAACAGAGAATCTATAGCGAAAGAAGCTGAGTTTAAAGGAACATTTCAAGCAAATTTATATGAGAATAGAGACTATAAAGGTGGCACTATAACAAGAGTTCGTAGAGTTATGCAAGAAAAAACAAGAAACTTTAAAAACGCAGATGTTTCTAGAAAATTGAAAAACCCATCCAGTACCGGTAAAACAAATAGCAATAAAGTTGTTTATGAGTATATCACTACACCAATTCCAACTTATATCACTGTCATGTATTCAATTGTTTTAAGAACAGAATATCAACAGCAAATGAATGATCTTATGACTCCTTTTATCACTTCTACAGGACAAATAAATTCTTTTATATTTGATCAAGATGATCATAAATACGAAGCATTTATACAATCTGACTTCAATGAAAACAAAAACACAACTTTGTTAAATGAAGATGAAAAAATGTTTGAAACAAAAATAAACATAAAGGTTCTTGGATATTTGATCGGAGAGGGTTTCAATAGAGAAAAACCACAAGTCACAATAAGAGAAAATGCAGTTGAAGTTAAGATCTCTAGAGAGCGAGTTATTGTTGGTGATAAGGCTCCATGGAAAAAGAAAGACAAAGACTATCGTGAATAGTTCGTTTGATGAAACACAACACTATTTATAAAGAATAATATTTTTAAGGAGAATTTTTTAATGCCTAAGTTTGATTTTTTATCACCAGACATTCAACTACGTGAGGTTGATCTGAGTGAATTGCCACCAGAACCGAGTAACGACGGTGCTTTGATTATTGGTATTGCACCTAAAGGACCGGCTATGAAAGTTACTAAAGTTAACAGTATTTCTAGCCTTAGACAGATTTATGGTGCTGCTCAGAATGGTTTAGCCGGAGACGATGAAATTTGGAGAAATGGAAACAAATCCGTTCCCACATATGGTTTATATGCTGCTGAAGCTTGGTTGGCTTCTGAGACTTCTCCTGTAACATTTGTAAGGCTTGCTGGTGAATCCACAGCAACCACTACTAAAGCTGGATGGAATCTTGGCGGAGCTGCTAATGATGCTTCCGATCCTGCTGATAATAGAGGTGCTTACGGACTTTGGATTTGTGAATCTGGTTCTAGTGGTGAGCTAAATGGTACTATTGCTGCTGTAATTTATACTAATGGTGCAGTTCCAACACTTTCCGGAACAATTGCTGGTACTACTACCACAACTTCTTCTATTGGTACTTTTATGGTATCAGATACTAATGGATCTAGAAATTCTTTTGTGATTGAAATACATACTGCTGTGGGAACATCAGAGAAATATTCTATCAATATGGATCCAAATAGTTCTGGTTTTATTCGTAAAGTTATGAATACTAACCCTCATTATCTTATAAGTGGTCAAAAAAATAAACAAGAAAAATATTTTATTGGTGAAACTTTCGAAACAAATCTAGAGAATGTTCTTAGAGATGAATCTTCAATTAACGCTGGAAAACAGTTTGGTATTATTATGCCACTTGCAAAAAATGCATCAATTGGAACTAACTGGGTTAATAGAAATATTGGAGCAGCTCCTTCTAA